CAAGGGCTGTAAAGCCTCACGTTATTGGTCGCGCTGGTCTGACTGGGTCGATTTTCAGGCAATGACGCTGGCTGGCGGCGTTCATGACCTCGTCGGTTTAGACTTCCGTTTTTGCGAAGTCCCCACGTCTGGCAAGCTCCGACCCATGGGCATACCCTCTACCGATTGGGACCTTCTGGCCCCTTTGCACAAAGCCATGTACGATCATCTCTCTGAGAAAGATTGGCTTTTGGTCGGTCCTCCTACCGCTGCACGTGTTAGTGCAACCATTCGACAAGATTTTACTGCCACTAGTGTCGATCTAGTGGCAGCCACCGATGGGTTGTGCCTCGATGTGGCGGAGGCTATTTTGGGTGTTGCTCTAGCCAAGAGCAAGAAGGTACCGGGTGCCATCAGACAATTGGCGTGTGAATCCCTTCGTCCAAGTATGGATGGGATTGAAGTAACACACGGACAAATGATGGGTACCTATTTGTCGTTCCCCCTCCTGTGTATTCAGTCGTACCTCGCCGCAAGGTGGGCTACTCGTAAATTTACTGAAGCAGGAGTAAAGTGCGGATATCTTGTCAACGGAGATGACACCTTGATCGGTGCTCCTACCTCCGTTCGGGACAATTATCCAGAGTGGGCCACTATCAATTATGACAAGACGATGATAAGCCGGAACGCGGCTGAGATCAACTCAACGTCCTTTTTGAATAGTGGTGGAGAGTGGAAGGAAGTGCGTCACTTGAGACGCGGGGGATTTAGCAATACCTACTCCGGGGCCATCCATTCCTCTGCAGCCTGTACTAAGGCTGGTTTGGCATGGGAGCGGGCCTGGATAAAGTCCAAGGTATGCTACAAGTGGAGGTTGTTGCCCTGTGACCTGGGCTTCAACATGAGTGATCGCACGGCTTTTAACCGTTACACGGGACTGATACGTCTCCCGTGGCACGGCAAGTTGCGAAAATTCACGAACGAGGAAAGCAGATTCGAGCTTGTCCACCACGAGTTGGATCCAGATGAAGAGTTGGCCTTTAAGATGGACCTCTTCAATTCTGGTCGCGAGTCACTGGGGCCTCAGTGCGCCTGGACCTGGAGAGATTTCCGCAACAATCAGTCAAAGCGGACTGTTCGTTTCTCCATGGGTCCGGCTATGAGGCGCCGGTTTGAAATGACCCACCGTGGGTGGATGGACTCGATGAGAGTCGAGGGGCGGAAGCCCAAGGTTGCAGAGATCGTAAGGTTTCGCCCGCGTGCCTATGAAGGCCGGGAGAGACCCCATCTTGAGCCTTGGGAGGAAGACAGGATTGTCTGGGTGCAGGGTTAGGCACCTTTGGTTTTAGAACCCGGGGGGAAATCGGGTAGGGAGTGAGCTTGTGGCATAGCTCGGTTGAAGGGAGGCGTAGCGGTGGAGCCGGCACCACGCAGTGGTCGCGACGGAGCACGATGGGGGTCGTCGGATTAGTAGTGAAGGGGATGGTGGTACGCCACATGGGCCGTTGGGATAGGGTAGTCGTAAGTCGCGACGGAGTGGTCTTGTTAGACCCTTGAAAGCTCCTAAGTACGCGTAGACCCTTGAACTTCTTCGCCTTTAGCTATCCCACCTAGCCGTAAACCAACGTCGGATCTCTTGGATCTCCGGACGGGGCTACCAGTTAAGTCCCCGGGCCGTTCCCGTTATGGCAAACGGAGGCCGATGGTATTGTAAGACCATCTGCTTGTGAACTACCTTCTGTTATCGGTACGTGTCTTGAAGACTACCGTTAAT